CCCCACCAATACTCAAGACTGGCAATATACCAATCATGGGTTTGTAGGTGATGCCTTGCGTAACCCCGCAGTTCAAGCTGGACTCTTAGCCGTCACTGGTGCGGGGATGCTAGGTGGTGCTTTTGCTGGCGCAGGTGCGGCTGGTGCTGGTGGGAGTGGCGCAGCAGCTACGGGTTTCGGTGGTGTCGGTACAGATGCTGCTGTAGGTGGTACAGGTGGTGGATTGTTCGGTAGTGGCGCAGCTACGGGTTTCGGTGGTGTCGGTACAGATGCTGCTGTAGGTGGTACAGGTGGTGGATTGTTCGGTGGTGGCGCAGCTACAGGCGCTGGGTCAACTGGTCTGATGTCAGGTTTCGGTGGTGTCGGTACAGACGCTGCGGTGACAGGTGCTGCTGCTGGGAGTCTTACCCCGGCTGAAATAGCCGCGACATCTGGTATCGCGGGTATCGGAAGTAGCACTGCACCAATGGGGTTCGGTACTGCTGCTGCGACTGATGCACAACTCGTAGGCGCAGTCGGTACAGGCACAGGCGCAGGTGGTGACCTACTGTCAAGCATCGGTAGCGGCATCAAATCAGGTATTGGATCGATCAATGATGCACTTGGTACGAATCTGACAGCAGGTGGGTTGTTGTCCAAGGTGGCCACTGGTCTAGGCAGCTACCTCAACGCCAACTCAGCTAAAGATGCTGCACAGACCCAAGCAGACGCTCAAATCAAGGCAGCACAGATTGCAGCCGATGCTGCCAAGTTTCGCCCCGTTGGTGTTACCACCGGGTTCGGATCATCCAAGTTCGGTTTTGACCCTACTACAGGCTACCTGAACAGCGCAGGCTATGACCTGACACCTGAGATGAAGGCGCAGCGTGACGCACTCATCGCTCAGTCTACAGGACTGTTGGGACAAGCGGGTAACGCTCAATCAGCTACCGCACCACTGGCTCAAGGTGCTCAGACTGCAATGCAGTTGGGACAAGGGTACTTGTCTACCGATCCAGCAGCACAGGCAGCGAAATACTACCAGGATCAGCAGAACATCCTGGCACCAGGGCGTGCACAAGACATGGCCGCACTACAGGCGCAGATGCAGGCGCAGGGGCGCGGCGGGTTCGCTATGGGCGGTGGTGTAGGTGGTCAAGGTGCTGCTAACCCACAACTCCAAGCCATGCTCAACGCTCAGATGCAGCAGAACACCCAGTTGTCCGCCAATGCGACACAGGGTGGGATGGACTACGCGAAGTTTGGTGCTGGCGTGATGGGTACGGGTAGCGATATGCTGAACGCCATGTATGACACTCAATCTAGGGCGTATGACCCTTGGAAGGCTGCACTAGGTGGTGCTCAGACTGTCGAGGGTCTGGGTCAGAATGCTTTGACTATGGGTATGAACATGGGGAATACGACAACTGCTGCGAACGCTCGTAGTGGTTTGTTGAGTGGTCAGGGTGTAAGTGATGCAGCCACCACTGTTGCACCATCTAACGCTTACTCACCTTGGGGGTCATTACTCTCAGGGGTAGGAGCAACCACACAGCAGTACAAGTTTGACCCAATGACAGGAAAGGCACTGTAATGGACGCATCTACCGGAATGTTCGGCCCAGCGCCTTGGGAGATTCAGCAGGCGCAACAGCAGGCGTTGCAGGACCAAGCGGCTCACTATGCTGGGCAGACCCCGCTGCAACGTGCTGCTCAAGGCATGTTCACAGCAGGTGGGCAGTTGGGCAATATCATCGCACCAGCGCTCGGTGGGGTGAACCCACAGGTGCAGATGGCACAGCAGACTCAAGATGCTGCCAAGGGTGTCGATGTGTCGACCCCAGATGGTCTGATGCAGGCGGCAGTACGGATGAAGGACATTAACCCGAACCTAGCGGCTGGACTTGTAGCCAAGGCGCAGGCGATGAAGGCTCAAGAGTCTACGATGGCACTAGCTACAGCCAAGGCAGGACTAGACGCATCACAAGCCAAACGTGCCGAAGCAGCAGCTAATTTGTCTGACGCACGAGCCGCAGCACTTGATCGAGATGCAAACTTCAAGAATCTACCTCCACAAGTGCAAGCTATTATGCTGAAAAATAGTCTTCCTGAAGGTAGTCCATCAATTCAGGAGATTACAGATTGGCTAGACAAACAAGGTAAAAGTGAAAAAAATCCAACTAGCGTTTTAGAATTCAAATTTGCCCAAACCCCTGAAGGTGGTAGTTTTACTGGAACGTATAACGAGTGGTTAAAAAGTAAGGCACAGGCAATTCATGTGACTACTGCGGCGGCAGCGCCAACAGGTCCGTTAGACCCTCAGACAGTAGACTACTATGCCACTCAGTCACTCGCTGGAGATAACTCTTGGCAAGTTGGTCTAGCACGTGGCAAGGTCGGACAACAATTGATTGCTGCTGTAAAAGACCGCATTCCACAGATGGCAAAAGAACAGGGTATTACACCTGTTCAAGCCATAGCAGATAAGCAGACACTTGCAGCTAAGGGTGCGGCAATCAAAGACTTCACTTCAGGGCAAAGTGCAAAAGCAGTTCGATCCTTTGGTGTCGCTATCGACCATCTGGACACACTTGGACAGTTGGGTGAAGCATTAGGTAATGGTAATGTACGTGCCGTAAACATGCTTGGTAATACTGCTTCGACATGGACGGGTGGTGCAGCACCTACTAACTTCATTGCTGCTAAACAAACGGTAGCCGCTGAAGTTGAGAAGGCAATCATTGGTGGTGCTACTGCACTTGGGGACCGGGAAACAGCCGCAAAAAACATCAGTGATATTAGTAGCCCTGAACAGCTTGTTGGTTATGTCAACACAGTCAAGAAACTGATGGCAGGGCAACTTCAAGGGTATGAACAACAGTACAAAGTAGGTACTGGCCGAACTGATTTTCATACTCGACTGCAACCTAAAGCCTCTGCGATGTTACGGTCAGTCCAAGGTGGTACACAGATGAATGCACAGGACCAGCAGGCTCTGCAGTGGGCTAACGCTAATCCTACAGACCCTCGCGCAGCGCAGATTAAACAAAAACTAGGACAGTAACATGGCTGGCTTTGACCCTGACGCATACCTAGCATCTACAAAGTCTGTTGCCCCGGTAGCAACAGGGTTTAATCCTGATGCGTACTTAGCATCTACAGGTGCTACGGGTGTTGATGCAATACCTGTTGAACCAGGTGCCAATACACAGCCTACACCAGCGGCTCAAGAGCCATCATTCGTTGACAAGTATATCCGTGCACCCATCGAGACTGCTGCGGCAGTAGCGACGGGTATGCCTGCGTCGGTACTTGGTCAAGGTGCTGGCATCGTAGCAAGTCTGTTTGGTGGCAAGTATGGAACACAGGCTGGTGTCAAACAAGCAGAACAGACAGCGAATAAGGTATCAGACTACTTCACCTATCGTCCAAGAGGTCAGGCGGGTCAAGAGTTGACTGCACAAGTTGGTAATGCTGCTCAAAACATGATGGCAGTTCCTATTCCGCTGCTCAATGATTTAGGTAAGGCTGCACCAGCAGTCACACGAGCCATTGGTGACAATGTACACGCCGTAGCTGCTACCGATATACCCCTCGGTGCTACTACCGCACAGCAGTTAGCTACCAAAGCTGTGGCAAGTGGTAATGAAGGCGCAAAGCTGGATAACCTAGCAAAAATCCGAAATCTTGGTATTGTGGTTAATCCGAATACGACTAATCCTTTATTTGGTAATAAAGTGGGTGCCGCACTTGTAGGTGATACTGATCTTAACCGTGGCGCAGTGATTCGTAATCGGCCTGTAGTTAACTCTCTTGTACGAGCCGATATTGGTATACCAGAAGGTACTGCACTTACCCCTAAAGCATTTGGTGATGCTAAGCAAGGATTTATTGATGTTACCAATGATATAAAGGCAGTTCCTAAGTTTGCTACGGATGCTGAATACCTGAGTGGCCTTAATGATAGGTCATTTATAACGTCACTTCCCGAAGGTGAACAGGCACTGCTGAAGAACAGCAAACAGGTAAATGCTCTGATTGACAAGGCTGCACTCCCAGAGATAACTGGTGAAGGTGCTATTGCTATCATGCGAGAACTTCGCGCTAAGTCGAGTAAGGTGTTAAACAACCCTAGTGCCGATCCTGCTGCAACTGCTCTAGCAAACGCTCAAAGGAATGTTGCCAAACAAATTGAGTCGATGATTGAGCGTAGACTTGCAGATACAGGTAACACTGAATTAGCTACACGGTTCAAAGATGAACGTGCTAACTACGCAAAGATCAAAACCTACGAGAAGGCCACTACACCAAATGGTGATTTTATGCCTACCAAGTTAGTCAGTGCTAAGAATCGTGATGCGTTTACAGGTGATTTGAAAACAATAGTAGATGCTGCTGAATCATATCCTGAAGTATTCACACCACCTTCTGCTAATGGGTCTAGTTTGAATCTAACACTGGGCGGTAGGTTGAATACCGGGCTAGATATTGTGACAACACCTGTGAAAAAATGGATGTTGTCTCAAAAGTTTCAAGATAATCGAGCAAGTCCTGTTGACTACCGTTCTCAGGGTATGCTCACAGGAGAACCACAATAATGACTACCTATTTACAAGCCGTAAATGAAGTTCTGATGCGTCTGCGCGAAGACACTGTGACCTCAGTATCCTCGACAAGTTACTCACGGATGATTGGGTTGTATGTCAACGATACTAAGAAACAAGTTGAAGAAGCATGGTCATGGGATGCACTGACCACCAGTATCCCTGTGACGATCACCCCCGGTACTACGAGGTACACAGTCACAGGTGCGGGTGTTCGGTTCAAGAACGACTATGTAAACAATATCAGCAACGGGTTCAAACACCCGGTACGTGCGGTGTCGTACCAGAACCTGCTGACACGTGAGCAGATGTCAACCACTACGGTTGTCGCAGCACCAGCGTGGTATGCGTGGTATGGAAACGATGGTACAGATGCCACAGTAGCCATCTGGCCTAGCCCATCAGCGACTTATAACCTGATGTTCAATATGAGCGTCCCACAGGTTGATTTAGTTAATGATGCTGACATTATCCTGGTGCCATCAGACCCGATAGTAGCGGGTGCTTTTGCACGTGCCTTAGTTGAGCGTGGTGAAGATGGCGGATTATCTTCAAGTGAGGCGTATGGATTATATAAAGGCATACTTGCTGATAGAATCGCATTAGAACAAACTCGTTCTCCTGAGTATGATGTTTGGGAAGCAGTCTAATGGTTCAACCTGTCCATACATTCTCGATCACCGCACCGGGGTTTGCAGGCCTTAATACCCAAGATGCCCCTGTCGATATGGACAGCAAGTTCGCTCTTGAGGCGACAAACTGCGTTATTGACAAGTTCGGACGTGTCGGTGCACGCAAAGGTTGGGCAGCAGCTCATGTGACCAATGCCACGCTCGGTACAGCAGATGTCGGCTCCATCGGTGAGTGTATCGGTACAGATGGTACACATACTGTCATCTGCTGCGGTGCTAACAAGATGTTCAAGAAGGTCGGTACGACGCTGGTTGAGTTGACCTATGGTGGTGGTGGGGTAGCCCCAGTCATTACGGGTGACAACTGGCAGACCACCACATTGAACGGTGTCTTGCTGTTCTTCCAAGAGAACCATGACGCACTGCTGTACGACCCATCGACCTCTACCACCCAGTACCGTCGAGTCTCTGAACATGCCACTTACTCAGGTACTCTAGGTAAGAACCATTGTGGTATTGCAGCTTACGGGCGTATCTGGTCTGCCAGGTCGTCTACCGACAAGATCACAGTCCAATGGTCCGACACACTGACGTTCCAGAAGTGGACCGCTGGGACTGCGGGATCGTTGAATCTGTACGGGGTATGGCCACAAGGCGGTGATGAGATCATTGGGTTGGCCGCACATAACAATCAGTTGTTGATCTTCGGGCTGCGTCAGATTCTGATCTACACAGGTGCCAAAGACCCAAGCACCATGACGCTGTACGATGCCATTGGGAACTGTGGTGCCATCGGTAGAGACACGATTCAGACAACAGCAGATGACATTCTGTTCCTCTCAAGTGGTGGTGTGAGGTCACTGGCTCGGACGATTCAAGAGAAGTCTGCGCCAATTGCCACAGTGAGTCGGACAGTCAACAATGATATACAGGCGTACATAATCAATGAGAGTACAGGCACTACGATTAAGTCGGTGTACTCACCCATTGACTCGTTTTACCTGTTGACCTTCACCACATCGAAGATCACCTACTGTTTCGATATGCGGACCCCATTTGCAGATGGGTCATATCGAGTAACCACATGGTCAAGTTATCCAAAGAGTTATTTCTACTCGACTGATAGGAATCTGTACCTCGGACAATCGGGGTTCATTGGTACTTATTCTGGGTATTCAGACAATGGTGCGACCTATAGAATGACATGGTATGGTTCATGGATTGACTTCGGTGATCCGATTCGCACCTCGATTCTGAAAAAAGTAAAGATGACACTGGTAGGCGCACAGAATCAATCTGTTGTATATAAGTGGGGATTTGATTATTCCTCTGCAACTAGAGCCGTAACCACTACAATCACACTTACTGCTACCATTCCTGAGTATGGTATTGCAGAATATGGTATTGCTGAATACGCTAGAAATAGTGTGATTTCTGATGTAGGTGCAAATATAGGTGGTGCGGGTAAGGTTATTCAAGTTGGTATTGAGTGTGATATATCGGGTACATCTATATCAATCCAGCGTGTTGATGTTTATACGAAAGATGGAGCATACAAATGACAACATACTCAAAAATTACAAATTTTGCTGCCAAAGACGCATTACTTTCTGGGAACCCTGCAAAGATTGTTAAGGGTACTGAGATTGATGATGAGTTTACCGCCATCGCTGCCGCTGATGCGACTAACCTAAAGTCAGGTTCTATTTCTGTCACTGGGATTACTAACTCAGGAAATAGTACCTACACAGGCGCAAGTAGTCGTATTATAGGTGACTTCTCGAATGCGACGATTGCTAACCGGGTGCTGTTTCAATCGAGCGTAGCCGCTGGTAATACGAGCATTGGGGCGATTCCCGGCGCAGGGGGC